ATCGCGCATGCTTACAACCTCAAGGCTGGGGATGCACTGGTGAAAACCGGACACATCACTCCACTTGACTTGGATGGGACGGGTATAGAAACAGCTCTGGGCCTAGCTACGAACAAGCAGCTTCTCAAAGAGATTGATAAACGCATAGATCCAGAATCGGTCCGAATTTTCCGTGGAGAGAAAGAAATATCACCTCACATCGGGAACACGGCTGAGCTCGATAAGGCAATACAAAGCAACACCTCGTCTCCTGATGATGGTTGGCAGTATGAAGAGATGGCGGCGGCGGATGATTCGCCGGATGAGCCGATGCCGGGTGATGATGATTACCATGACGGGCCGTAAGCTAATTTGATATTTTTGTTTCATTCTCCTTATGATTATCCTTAATTATTTCATATCTCTAGGAGAATGAAATGTTAACGATTGACAACCTTGAAGATTTAGCAATATCTCTGGGGGTTACCCTGTGTACGCACGTCGGTGGCAA